CCCGCGCGATCACCAGCGTATTTATAGATAGCGGGAGCCTCCTAGGTTAATGATACAGGTCGTTACATCGCATCTGATAGACGCAATATTAGGTAATGCTATACGCTGTGTCATACGTTATCGCTTAGTGTTCTTACGTTGCTTAGTTACTGTCGTATGTTTTTCCACTGTGGATTTCTTTGGCAGATCAATAGGCTTAACACCTATCTCATCAAGCTTGCGTTGCACTGCTATTTCTTCACCGCGTCTTAGTATCTCAGTTACTCTGCCAATACCCACACACAACATCTTACCAATCTCACGGTAAGTCATCCCCTTCTGTCTTAGGTTGTACGCCTTCTCGCAGTCGTATTTCTTCAGCCACTCGGTCAGGTCTTGCTCCTCAGGATCAACGTATGCGTTAGCAGGATACGAGATCCATCCAGCTTTGATCGCATTGGTTACGATGGATGGAGCTAGATTCAGAAGAGTAATGCGAGCTTGAATGTCTAACGTGTCCTCCTTCTTGATACCATCAACATCCATCTTCTTGTGTAGATAACGCTTGTGATGCATATTAATCTAGAGTCAAACGCTCTAGCTCTTCCTCTAGATCATAGATGCGTCGTCGTTGTTCGTTAAGCTCACGCTCTAAGCGTCGAGCAAAAGACATTGCTAAGGTAGTGAGATGCGGCGGGAACTGTCCTTCAATTCGCTTCTGCTCTAAGTCACAACGTGGAGTGTCTGTATCTGGATCTTCCCAGAAGCTTTCTGTGTTAGTCATGGGTGTTAATGGTATCAAAATGGAATGTCATCTTCAGGTCCAAGCGGATCGTTAGCCGTAACACGCTTAGCTTGAGGTTCTGGCTTACGTTCCATATCAGTGTAATTGCCGAGAATCGGACCCTTCTTACCTTCTTGTCGTGCGGCTTTGCTAATAGACTGCACAATCATTCCATCGTTACCGTATTGATCTCGGCCAGACTTGTTGGGGATGAGTGCGATATCCAAATACGTTCCAGCTTTGCCTTTGAAGAGGAATGCTTTGTCGATCTTTGTAACGTCAATCTTACCGGTTTGCATGGGGTTTGTGGGTGTTTCTTGCTTTCGTTGGTCAGTTTACAGCAATGGTTTATGGCGGTCAACCTATCGTTGGGATTAAGTATCTACACCGGAGTCTGAGAAGCGGCAGAACTGTCCGTCATACCAGAGTTTGACCACTCCACATTCACCGTCGCGTTGTTTGGCGATGATGATTGAAGCTTGGCCTTTAGCTTCTCTCCGGTCTCGGTCTAAGAGCATTACGCAGTCAGCGTCACGCTCTAGCTGTCCGCTGTCCGCTAAGTCGCTTAGGCGCGGTGGACGACCTTTCTCCTTTTCATTCTCACGGTTCAATTGCGCCAGACAGAGCATTGCCACTCCGGTTTGGACTGCAATGTCTTTGAGCTTACCGCTCACCTCCGCTACCTCATAGGTGCGTTTCTCTGCTTTGTCTGCTGCTTTGACCTTCTGGATGTAATCGACAATCACCAGACGAACACCGTGCTTTCTGACCGCTCGACGGACGTTTGCGGTGATTGATGCAACGCTTTGAGAACTTGAGCCATCCAAGAACCAGAGCGGACTAGAGGCAATCTTACCAGCAGCCAGACTCATTGAGCGCATATCACCTTCACTGAGGTTGCCGCTCTTTAGCGATTGCATTGGTACACTTCCGATGGATGCAACTGAGCGTCTGAAGATTGCTTCCTTAGACATCTCTAGAGAGATGAAAAGCGTTGGGATTTTAGCTCTCACCGCTGCGGCTTCAGCAATGGAGATTGCAATAGCGGTTTTACCTATAGATGGACGAGCCGCAATTAGAGCCATCTCACGGTGCTGCAAACCATCGGTCATTTGATCCAACCAATGGAATCCGGTCGTGACCCCGCTCAATGTACCTTTGCGAGAGAAACGTTCCTGCATTTGGTCAATGAATGATCCTGCAACCTGCTTTGAGGTTGAGAGCGTCTCTCTAGAGACCTCAATGCTGAGTCCAGACTCGGCATTAGAGACGATTTGATCTGGCTGGAGGGTCAGGACAGCGGACTCGCGTATCAAGCGGTCTCCTGCGGCTCTCAGTTGTCTGCGGTGAGCGGCTTCGATTATGCCTTTGGTGTAGTACGGCAGATTGGCTGGTGATGGGCAAATCTCCATCGCTTTATTCCAGTCCTCAAATGGGATTGGCTGACTTCCGTGGATCTTTCGCCATTCCTTCCCGAGTTCTTGGAGCGTTGGAGTCCGGTTGGATTGAACGAGAGATTTGATCGTCTCGTAGGTATCGCGGAGTGAATCGGTTTCAATCCACTCGCTTTTGACCTCAGCGAACGCATCGGAACAAGTGTCGATTGATCCCGTAAGACAAGCTCCAATCAGACCAAATTCGTCGTCTTGAGCGAAGTACGGGTCATTCATATTGAATCCCTCCAATCAACGTCTTTCTTTTGAGCGGGTTGGATCGGAAGCGATTGCTGGCGTTCGTCTCGGTTTCGCTTCCAGTTCCTCAGCGATGCTATCCAAGATTTCATTGGAGATCCGCTGACCTTCCATCCTTTGGATTCGTAGTGGTCAATGAACCTTCCAGCTTCTGAGGCGGGAAGTCCGATTTCAACGCACGCAGTTTCAACCTCTTCAACTGAAGGAACTACAAAGCGCGAGCGTTGCGACTTTGGAGCAATGCTCTCTTCTTTATTATTAGGAGTAGGAGATGGAGATGGAGAGCTATCTTCTGGCAATCGTTTCGCCATTGGGGTTGCCATTGGGGTTGCTATAGCGACCCCATTAGGGTCGCCATTAGGGTCGCCATCCTTTTGCCATTTAGACCACCTCTTTTCGGCTCCATTGCGACCAGATGAAGCTTGTCGGAGCTTGTAAGCCTCCTGTTCAGCCCTGACTTGCTCCAGCCTTTCGTTCCGAAGCATCCCGTCATTGCATAGCGAGAACTTAGCGAGAACATAGCCAAGCGATGGCGACCCCAATAGGGTTGCCATGCGTCCAGCGCGGTCTGGATCATTTGGGATACCACCTTTGGTCCATTGATGGCAAAGCAATCGGATGTATCCGCCTACTTCCTCCGCGCTCATGTCTGACGTTCCGGCTAGGAAATCATCAGCATAGAATTGAAAAGCAGGAGCTTTGCGCTTCTGTTCTTCGCTCATTGATTGCCCTCCGGTTGAGCGAAGGACTTTTCGTTATCAATAACTTTCCGCTTTGCCTCTTTTAACAATCTACACAACGCATCAATGTTTTGATGCGAAAACATCACGATTGGATCATCTCCATGAGGACATCTTTGCGTTATGCAAACATATCCAGCATCGGATGCATAGACTTCAGTTGTATCTTGGCTTTGGATTACTGCTTTCATGTAACAAACAGAAACCCCACCCAGACTGTGGTAGGAACTCCCGTACAAGCAACGGGACGTACACAGAAAGGGTGGGGATAAATTGGTTGAACATGGCTTGTAGTATGGTTATCAACGCTTGCTTCCTACGGCTCGCGCTGATTCCTTACTCCTAACTCGGCTTTGGACCTTCGTCCAGAGAAAACTTGTCGAAGAACTCGGCTTTGAGGCGAACGTAGAAGTAGCCTTCCCGCTCGTACACGACACACAGCCGCTTGGTCTCACCGATGCGAAGTTGAGCTTCGGAGATGTACTCCACGGTCAGATTCTGATTGGTCTTGGATCTGTATTTCATTGTTTTATACGGTAATGCACGACGGGATAAACACCTCGAGATCCAGACATTACGCGAAACTTTTTGGACTCTATCAATCCGTTTTTGACTGATTTACAGAGTACAATTCCAGCAGCGTTATTGGTAATCTTCCACTCATCAGCCCACTGTGTGGAGGTTTTAAACCCTTCTGGGACTGGTTCGGGTTGATTGGCTATGGCAAGCCGAAGCTTCCTTAAAAGCTCGGCAGAGTCCATTTCTGTTCGTTTTGCGGCCATTGGTGGAGGTAGAGTTGCGCTGATTTATCTGTGTATTCCCCAAAAACAATCCCGTGGGACCATGCTAGGGTTGATCGTCGTTTGCTCGCGTAATCCATTGCAGGAATGTCTGCCAAAGTACCGACGCAAAAGCCAATCGGATTTGATTGAGTGCGACCAGTCGCTTGACCTGCTCTGTGAGCATGAGCAACAACGCAGTTACCAAATGTTTCGGCTGAATCACGGATAAAGTTTTCACCATACAAGACACCGTGTCCCCACTTAAATCCGCCCAACCGATAGAACGACCTATCAAGACAATCGTTGTATTCGATAAATGTATGACAGTGTTTCTCAATTGGTTGTATCATTCGTTCCCATACCGCTTCAGCAAAACCTCTTACAACAGCGTTGTGATGGTTCAAATACTTCTTAGCTCTTTCATCATGGTTCCCCATTGTGAATACGGTTGGCCTTAGCTCATTAAGGAACTTTGCTCCCTCTTGGACATCATCAAGATAGTCATCGGCTTGATCCGAGTCGTTCGGGTCTCGGAGTGAACCAGACCGCAATGCGGCAAGATCGTAAGCGTCTCCTAGGTGGATTACTTCGTGAGGTTTGAACTTCTCTCGGAACAAAAGCACCGCAGCGAGTGCATCTTGATTGGCTCGGTTTCCATGACTGCAACCAATCGCCATGACTCTGCGTTGTTGCTGTGTGATGTTCACAATCGGCAATAATCATAGAATTAAAGCTTAATCAAGACACACTCGCGTTGATTATCGTTAGATTTGGTTACTTTCTGAACTTGTTGTTGCGGATAGCCCAGACCCAATAGTCAGAGACTCCATACTTTGTGGAGAGTTCCTTAGCGGTAAAGCTCTTGTGAGAGTTCCTGACTGCTTCAACGACCCATTGCGGGATCTTCTGGCCTTTTGGTCGTCCACGACCGCGCTTGGTCTTCTTGCTAAGTGGCTTCCACTGCGGTTCCTCAACCGTAACCGTCTTATGAACCCCCAAGAGTCTCGCGATTGCGTCTTTAGTGATTCCGATTTTGGTTAGTATGCTCATTTTCTAATCTTGTTATGTCTGACTTTGTGTATCCAACCCAAGCTGACCGAGTAATCTTCTTTGATCTGTCTGTATGTTTTGTTTTTGCTAATGTCTTCTAGTACTTCCAATACAACTGCTTGTGGTATGTGTCCTCTGAGTGGTATGTATGTTGATTGTCTCATTTGGTTGCTTTGCCTCTCTTTCTAGTCCAGAAGCTAGTAAACTCTGTTTTCTTAGCTTTGGCTGCTCTCACAGCCTCTCCAACGTCTTTGCGGCTCAGGACTTTGATGCCGGTCCCTTCTCGCATGATGTCTTGAACTGATCTCATGGTTTCTCCGTAAGTGACTTAATGTATCGTTTCCGTTCAGCCGGTTTGGCGTCGATGATGTACTGTAAAGCTCCGCAAGCATTCACGCTCGCAGTATGTTCCCAGTCATCCTTCTTGTCGTACAATTCATGCCATCGTTCGTTGGGTACGACGACAATCTGGCCGGTTCGCTTGTGACGGAACACGAATGCGGCTGGTCCGATTGGGATGTTCATTCCTCCTCCCTCATCTTTCCGGTTGCTTTATCGACCACACCTAAAGCGATGGCGTTGAAGAGGTGGACGAATCCGCATTGAGCGCAGATAACTTGAACAAACGGAATGTGTCCTGCGCCCTGAATCAGTGCTGCCGGTATTCCATCGTTGTATTCTGTTGTGTCGATTACAGTGTCTAAATTGAGCTGCTTGTGTCCGCAGAATAAGCAGCATCGTTTTACCGGCAAACCGTTGATTGCATTAAAAAGCACTCTCTTGTGTCCTTCGGTTAATTTCATCGTCCCTCCAACCATTTCTTGAGGTCGTCCAACTCGTTCACTTTGGCTTCGAGTTCTTTGATGCGCTTGTTCGCTCCAGCCAGTTGCCTCTCTAGCTGACGGGCGAAGCCAGCCTTCACGAAGTGCTGGAACGCCACGGTGACAACCGGCTGTCGGTCTGTGCGCGGGGTTTTACTGACGACCATTTTGTTGGCGTTAACAAGATGGCTCACAGCTTGGCCTCCTTGGCTTTGTTTCTATTTTGATTGATGAAGCTAATTGGATTTGCTGAAAGCGTCTGCTTACCGCAATGGATGCATTTCCATTTTCTTTTAACATTGAATGCAACGTCCCAG